TGCTTTTAATTTAGCTTCTGTATCAGCAGACGCTATAGCAGAATCAGCAGGAGCATCTCTTAATGCTTGCTTCTTACTAACTATATCAGTAGTACTAGCTGATGTCTCTAAGGCTTTTTGAAATTCAATATCAAGTTCTGCAAGTTTTGGGATTCTTGCATTTCTTATATTTGCTTTATGTATTTCTCTAGCTTTTGCAATGTCTGTTGAAATAATACTCATGCTCCAACTCCATCTGTTAAATCTGATTCTGAAGCTGTCCAAGCATTTCTAAAACTTCGATCAGTAGGAATATCAGAATCTTCTACTATTTTATATTTTTTTCCTGTAGGTACATCTTTTTTCGCTATTTCTTCAATAGTGTAAATTTTATTTGTAGCAGGGTTTATATCATTAAATAAAGGACTAATGACTGCTACTACTCCATTTTCTTGTAAGTAAATAATTTTGCTCATAATTAACGTATAAAAGCTATTTGACCATATTGAGCATCACTTGTATTACCAGATGATGTCTCTAATGTTTTAAATTCATATTTAGCAGTTGTTTTATCTTGTTGACAGGCAACTCTTGGGGAAGTAGCACCATTTGAAGTACCTGCAACCATACAATAATTAGTATCAGGCATAGCTGTTGAGAAATTTACTCTGTATTGTCCTTCACCTAAATCAACCAATGAACTTACATTACCTCCGTTACCACTACTAACAGTACCAGAACCATTAAAGTTTGCCCATGCTCGAACTCCATAAATAGTGGTTGTAGAACCAAATCCAGAATCAGCCTTTAAATCGTTATCAACAGAAAGGTCATTAGAACAAGTTACATTTCCAGTACAAGTAGTCGTACCAGATACTGAAAAATTACCAGAACTATCTGTTTGGGCAACTATTCCATCTGCTGCGTCAGGTAAAGTTAAAACCCTGTTATTACTTGATGATGAAGGTGCTTGTAAGCTGAAAGACCCACCACCTGATGCTGCGTTTAGTTTAATCTTTGCTGTCATTTATCCAGCCTCCAATGCAGCAACTTTTGTTTCCAATACTTCAATTTTAGCAACAGCTTCTTGTAATGCAGCCGTAAGTAAAGGTACAAGTTTTGAATGATCTATCTTTTGATAGATATTTTTTGTATAACTTGCTGACCATGTTGAATCAGATGGGTAAATTGAAGGTTGTTGTGCTTTTCCAGCGTTCCACTGATCTTCTGTTACATTTTTTTCTAAAAATTTACCATCTTTATCTAAAACGACATTAGAACAATTTTCTGTAGCATCTTTTGTGCCTGATATTGCTTCTGGAACTGCTGTTGAGACTTCATGTGCAAAAAAACCATCGACCTTAGTGCTTGTATCTGCTTTCCAGTTAAACCTATAAGGCTTGAGTGTTTTTAATCTTGTTATACCATCAGATATAGTAACTTGATTTTCTTTTAATCTATAATCAGATGAAGTGTTAAAACTTGTATGTGAACCATCAGTGCTTATATCTCCTACATCACCAACTGTGTTGTAAAAAACTATATGCTCTCTTACGGCTGAGTTATTTCTTGAAGAAAGCAATCTTCCTCCGTCATTAGAGTCTATAAATTTACCTTCAGCACTTCCACCGGTTACTGCTCCCAATGAATCAGTATTAATGTAAATACTTCCAGTACTACTATCTACTCTAAATTTTGTAGCTGGACTTCCTCCTTGTTGACCTACATATAAAATTGGATAACCAGCAGCAGCACTACTAGGAGAATTACAAAAAAGTCCGTATGGTGTAGTTGTATTTGTATTTTGAAATTCTGCAATATAGTTAGTGCTTCCATTATGAATAACGTCTAACCTGTCATTTATGTCTACTTGATCTGATTTAACAGCTATTTTTGTACTGCTTCCAGATTTTAAATCTACAGTTGTAGAAGTTATAGCTACCCTTGAGACACCGCCAGTATTTATATCTACAGTGTCAGACCCAAAATTTACTCCTGTATTACTATCTGTTCCTGTTAGTGCTGGTGCGGAAGCTGAACCATCAACCCCAGAAATACCAGTAGTACCATTAATGTTTAAAGCCATAATTAAAGAATAACAAGGATTGCACCAGATGGCACAGTAATCGTAACACCTGAGTTAATTGTAGGAGATACAGTATGTGCGTGTTTGCCACTACTTAACTCATATGATGTTGTTGCAGTTTGGTCACTCTCAAAAAATACCTCATCTGTACCGCCACCAGTAGCACCAGCACCTCCTCCTATCGCACCCCAAGCACCATTGTTATACCCTTCAAACTGGTTTAAGGTGCTGTTATGGCGGAACATTCCAACAGCTGGACTACCATCTCTTTGAGCCGTTGTACCAGATGGGACTGTAAGACTAGAAGTATAGTTATGCGTTATCTTTCCTGTAAAAGTACCTCCAGCTTGAGGCATTAATCCTAAATTAGTACTGGCTGCTGTTCCGACAGTTACATATCCATTATTTGCTGCATTTCTTATCTTTAAATTTCCATCAGAAGTATCAACGTGCCACTGGTAAGCATAGTTAGTTGTTAATGCACCAGATTTACTATTATTAGAAGCAATAGCTTGCAGAACATTATTAAGATCAGTACGAACTGCGCTTCCTGTTCCGTTATCAATTATAAAATCGTGTTCTGCCATTTAAGTAACTAACATTGTGCTTATTCTACCCTCCTTTACCAAATCCGACAGCCTGATAGGTAAAATTTCTATCAATCGAAGCATTTGACGAGTTTTTAAAGTGTACAGTAAACCCTGTACCAGTGACACTAGAGACTTCAAAGAAATCACCTGATGCCATATTCTGAGCATTGATACCAATAGAGGGTAAATTAGTATTAGCCCCAAGCAAAGAAGAAGTGCCAACAAAGAAAGGATTGGTAAACGTAACAGCCTTTGCCCCTGCCCCGCTTGCTGTTACATTACCTTGTTCTGTTCTTCTCTGTAAAGATGCTGTATAACCTAGCTGTGTAACTTTAATATCTTGTGCAACATCATTACTTATTAATTTAGCTCTAAACTGAAATCCTCTGCCTTTATAAGTACCATTTGCAAAGGTTTGGAAGTCAGAATAAGTAGGAGAACCAGATGGATCATCCTGTGTAACTCTTACTAACATTTCAGCATTAACTTCTGTTGCTGTCGCACCATCAAAATCTGTCCATGTATCAATATTTGCTAGTCTGCTGTCAATTAAATCATTAGGATAAAATGCCTCTGTCAAGAAGTGACGTTTAAGATCAAGACTGAATACACCACCTAAATCTAAAGTATCTCCACCAGCAGTACCTCCAAAATCATAAGTACCAGAACTTGCAATACCACCAAAGTCATCTAAAGATGCAACTGTATCAAAATCAGTGATGGCATCAAATAAACCTGTACCAGATAAATTTAAACTGTTTGTTACAGCATCAAATTCAACATTAACTTTTGTTCCTTGGAACTTAGGACTGTCTGTATCTTCTCTTCTTGTCTGTGTGATTAAAGGTGCTTGGTTATCGGGTAGATCAATAATTACACTTGTTTCTCCAGCACAGAATCTATCACCATCATCTCTGAACTTGAGTATGTATTCTCCTTCAAGGTATGGTACATCCGCAGATGTACTATTTCCAGCTAACGCTTCAATTAGATCAACAGAATTGGAAAATGTACCAGAACCATCTGTTTTTGTAGAGTGCCTTACATAAACCCTTCCACCATGAGTCACGTCAATATCTGTAGATAAATTCCAGCGTAATCTTACTAATTTTTCGTTTATTGGTTCGGCTGTCAGTCCAGTTACATTTGATGGTAAAGCAGTTTTTCCAACAGCATTAAAAGTCAAATCAGAAGATGTAGCACTTGTCTGTAATGCAGCGTTATAACTAAATACTTGAAATTCATAAGTTCCAACATCAGTATTAAAAATTTCAAAATCTGGAGAAGAAACTGTTGTAGAAACAAAATTACCATTATTGAATCTGTAATTAACTTGATATTGTGTAACTCCAACAATAGGTTTCCAGCTAACAATTAATTTAGAAACAGCAGCATTATTAATTTCAACTATTTTTTCCTCTGCTAATAGTGCAGCTGGAGCATCTTTTAGTTCATTTAAAATTGATACTGTTCTGGTAGGTAAGCTAGATCCATCTTCAATAAATGCGTATTTTTCGTTTACATAAGATAAAGCTGTAATTCCGTAATTTATTTCATCTATTTCCTCAACATTTACAACCCTAAAAAGCTGGGGCTGCACTGTGTCATCAGCCAATAACCAGTTTGTATTTACATTTGGTGTTTGAGAAAATGGACTTGCAACAGTAATAGTAGCGCCAGAAACAGAACTTATGTCTTTTGTTTCTACAGTTCCATCTGGCATTATTACGGATAATTTTGCATTATTTGTTGTAGGTAAGTCTGTATTTGTAGAATCATCGACAGTAATAACAGATGTTGAAGTAACAGATGCTATCCTTCCTCCTCTTCTAAGTCCACTTCTAACAGGATCAGCTATTTCTATTATTGATGATGGTCTGACTACAACACCACTATCAATAGATGTAGTAAAAGTACAAACTTCGGTTTCGTTGGCTTCGCTAAATAAAATTGCCCTGCCAAGTCTTGCAGCCTGTCCTCTTGAAGTGCAAGCAAAAGCTTTAACTTGTTTAATACTCGATCCAAGTTTACTTATCAAGTTTGCATCTTCAACAACTTCAAAATCTATTTCTTGTGTATCCATGTTGAAATAAGAAACAGAAACCACACTATGTCGTTGTTTTAAACTGCTGCCAGAATATGAAAATCCATCACTGGTTATATTGCTGAGATTAAAAAGATAAGAAGCAGTTGCTGGACTATCTTGTTTGAGAGAGATACTACCAGCAGACCATATTGGCATACAGCGCATTACACCAGCTAACTCATTGATGAGATCAAATGCCTCTCCAGAACCCTGTAAATTTACGTTACATGAGAATCTAGCCTCCTGACCGCCTAAACCATCATCTACTAAAGTATTTGCAAATTTGCTTGCAGTAACGAAAGAAAATAAATCGAGAGAGCTATCTGTAATGTGATCGCCAAATCCATAACGAGTGTTTGTGAGAAGATCCAGTAATATCATTGAAGGACAACTGCACCAAGTCGCTGCTGATAAAACGCCATTGAATATATAGCCTTCTGGATAGATTATGCGACCTGTTGCACTGTCAACGCTTGGTGTGCCAGAGCCATTTGCACCCGCTGCTGGAATCCTTACTTTTACTCCTCTGATTCTGTATTTTCTAGTCGGTATAGAACTAAACTGCATAGAGTCTAGTCTTATCGCTGCATAAGCACTATTTGCATAAGTGTTTGCATCGTCAATTATTTCTCCTAAACTTGTCCATTCAAAAGCATCTAATAAAGATGAATCTGTGCTATCAGCAGTAATTCTTGAAACCCTAATATCTACAGGAAAAGCACCTGTCAGTTCGACTCTATAATCTCTTTGGTAAGCGTCAGCGGTTCTACCAGTTATCGTATCAGTAATTAAATCTGTAAAACCACCAGAATTATATTGAACAGAAATTTTTAACTGGACTGTAGAGCCAAGTAAATCACCTTTATCTGTAGCTTTTTGTATTTGTGGGAATGTAATTGTGATGTTTGCTGCATCAACATCTGTATTTGTTATTTGTCGTGTAACTGGAGAGGACGTTGTAACTGTCACTCCTACCGCTGTAACAGAAGAGCTACTTTCAATACCTTCAACTTTGGTTTGGCTTGAGGTTCCAAATCTAGGATTAAAACTTACATCTTGAAAATTAAAATCTGTTGCTACTGGATTTGTAGAATCAGCTGTAGCTTTTAAAACAGGTGTATCATTAAGGATTACATCTTTAAGAGCAGCATTATTATATGCAGTTGTACCTTTTGTTCTGCCCTCTTTAGACGCAGTAGCATATCCTTCTATCTCTCCCTCAGAAACTAGGTCTAAAAATGTAGCAAACTGCCTGCTGTGCAGCGTATCTGGCGTTCTTGTAGGTTGTGGTGGTGCTGGTGGAGAGCCTCCTCCAGACCCTCGTATAATTTTTTTCGTCATGCTTTAACTTGTTGAGTGTCTACAGCCCCACTGATGACAACTGAGCCAGTTATGATTTCACCATAACAAATGGGGACAGGAGTACCAGCCCTAGAGGTATTTTGTGTCCCACTAAAAGCGAAAGATATTCTAGGATCTTGCTCACTAGAAAACTCTGGCATTTTTGGCAATGGAAAAAGCATATCACTTACACCAGAAAGTACTAAACCAGCACCAATACCAAATGAAGCTTTAGCTAAAAATCCTACCTTACCAAAAGCAGTTGCCCCTGCTGCTACTCCTTTTGCTGTAAAAGAGCCTAATGTCAAGGGAGAAAATGCAAATGCACCAGCAATAAAAGCAGCCCCTAACAATATCTTCCCTACTCCTCGTCCAGCACCTTGAATAACAGGAACAATGTGTATATCCTGTTGTCCTATTGGTAATTGAATTTCAGTTTCATCAATGGCATAATTTCCAACTTTTACTTGATAATATTTTGGACTCATGTATTGTTCTATACCAGCAAAATTATTTACCAAAAAACTTATTGCATGACTTAAAGTATCAGCTTTTATTTCAAACTCTTTATGACCAACGAAATTGGCTAACTCTCCATAAAGTTTAATTTTACGCAACATAACGTAACCTCTTTCCTGTGCATTTTAGCAACCATTCTGAGTATGGCTCTATGCAACTTAGTCTATCGGTTAAATGATGCAAAATTTCACCATCAAGAAAAATAGCGACATGATTTAGTTTATTAGACAAAATTGACATAAATAATAAATCACCATTAATTAACTTTTCATCTGGTTTCAGTTCTCTAAAACCTGTTTCCTCTGCACAGTTTTCAAACATAGGATTTTCATTAAAATCTTCTAGTGTAGTCGGTCTTACCCAATCAATTAAATCAATGTCTAATTTTTCTTTATACCAATCTCTTACTAATGTATAACAATCTGTTACCGCCCAAGCCCACTCCCTTCCTAGTAATGGTGCTTTGTATCCTGTTGGCTCTAAATAACCCCATGTTTCTGTCTTAGGGTTCACAATATGCCATTTAAGGCCGCTTTGCTCGCAAGCTACCTTATCAGATTGACTTGCTACTGGCGGTGTAACTGGGTGACTATGTATTACAGCAATAATATCTCCTGTGTTATCAGCCTTTACATAATCCTCTGGGTCAAGAATAAAACATTGATGAGCAGTCATTGATAAATTTCTACAAGGAAAATATCTTTGTTTACCTTTGATATTTAATAACAGACCACAAGATTCTTTAGGATCTTGATCTTTCGCGTGAGCAAGAGCAGCGTCTTTCCAATTCATGCAATAAAAGTACCAATACTAGGAAAATTATCTCTAGTGCAAAGACGTTTTGGCGCTCTTATGCCAGCTAAATCAAAAGGAGCAGCAAGTTCAAACTGGACTACTTCTCGATTTTCTGTAGCTTTTCTATCTATTTTGTATATTTCTTGAGGAAACTCTGCTGTAGGGTCTGGTGTTCCTAATGGATTTGTACCATCAGGAAAGTTAACAGCATCAAGATAACGTGCTAAAGTCCTAATCCTCGTGACAGTAGCACCAGTTAAATCATTTCCAGTTGTTACAGTATTTACATTTAACAAAATAGCTGTAATTGTTCCTAGTGCGTTACTTACAGTTAAAGTAGGTCTAGGGATTTGTCCGCGTTGATATGCAAAACCCTCTGCAATAATTGGCAGTGGAATATAGGTATTACCAGCCCATACAACATTTGCATTAGAATTAAGATTAGTGCCATTATGAAACCTATAAGTTTGAGCAGAGCCATGCAAAGCAATAGTAGTTTCTAGAGTAAAAAGTTCAATAATTGCAGATGGATTTATTTTTTGTAAATCGGTAATTATTGGGGCAGTACTCATGGTTCAAACACCTCTCGAAATGTGGCATTTATACTAGCCCTATTATTGTATGGAATAGTTTTTGACCATTTATCACACACAAATTTCATAGAAGAACTCTCCCCTGCTGGTGTGTAATCAAAACTAGCTTGGTCATTTGCTCTTGCATCTAAAAAAGTTTCGATAGTATCAGCCTCAGTTTCACTTACATTCCAAGTAAAAGAAAAAACTTTTGGGTTTTGATTTTGTGCTAAACCAAATACAATCCTTTGTTCAAAACCATCTGCAAATTGAATTATCCTATTGACAGGTGCATTATTTTTTCTAGCCCCATACGCAGGTTTTATGTCTGGAAAAGTTGCCATTATGCTAACAAGCCCCCTGCTCTTTTTTGTTGTATTATTTCAGATTGTACAGCAACCGCAATAAGCCTTCCAAGTTGTCTACCTTCCTCTTCGCCTCCTTGTGCATCAACACCTCCGTCCATACTGACATTAACAACAATATTGTTTGTCATACCACCTAATTTATTGTTAGGAATAATAGTACCTGCTCTATCAGGAACAAATAATTCAGCACCTTTTTCTCCAACAAGAGAAGCTCTACCTACAGGTGGCCTTCCACCATTTGCAAAAGCAAACTGAGGAAAAGTATTGCCATACCTTGCTGTATCTGCCGCAATTAATTCATTAGGAGTAGGTAAAGGAGTATCTGGAATGCTACCAAAGTTAAAAAGTCCACCTATAAATTGATTTATTCCAAGTCTTATTAGAGATCGAGCTATGTCATTTAACAAAGCTCTAGCGGCTTGAGCTAAAGATTTAGTACCCATAACCGCGTCTGTGAGAGCATCTGTAACACCTTCAGAAATTGCCTGTCCTATTTTTTTAAATTCTTCATCAAGTTTTTTTGCTAATTCTTCTTGTTTTTTAAGAATCTCTACTCCTCTTTCTAGTTTTCTGTTCTCTTCTTCTTGTTTTAAAATTATTGCTGCTTTTTCTTCTCCAAATTTTTCTACGAGTTCTAACCTTCTTTGCTCCAAGTCGAATTGTTTTTTACCCTCTTCAGTTTCAATTTTTGATCTTTCTAATATTTTTTGTAATTCTTTATTTTTATCTACAAGACTCTTTTTTACTCTTTCAAATTCTTGTGCTAATTCTCTTGCTTGTGCAGTTGGTAAACCTTCTTCAAGTTCTGCTATTTCTTTTTCAAGTTTCCTAATATCACTCGATATTTCACCAGCACCTCTTAACTTCATACCTAATGGATTAAACAATGCAGAATTTTCTAATGTATTTATCATTGGACTTGTTTCTTCTAATTCTTTTCTCAAATCTTGAATTTCCTTAGTTCTAGTGGCAATAGCTTGATTTATCATTGCCGAACTTCCTTCATTTACGAGATCATTAAATTCTTGTTGTGCGCTATTTGCTTCTAACAATTTGGTAACAAAAACACCAAGAGCAATAACCGCTAAGCCTATACCAGTTTTTGCTAACGCTAATTTAAAGGCAGTTGCAGCGGCAGTTGCTTTTGTAAATCCTCCCGCAGCAGCAAAAGCCATTGTTGTAGTCGTTGCTAAATTACCATTCGCTATAGCCGAAGCCATTGACATTGCAAGAAAATTAGCTTTTAAAGCTGCAATTTTTACCATCAAGGCAGTTGAAACAACTGTAACTCCTTTTATAGCCGCAGCTATACCAATAAATGCCAGCGTAACTTTTCCTCCTTCACTATCAATAAATTTAGTTATACCTTCAACTAATTTTGTTAAACCCTTTGTAACCTTCAAAACAGCAGGCAATAATTTAGAACCTAAAGATAATTGAAGTTCAAGAACAGCATTGCTAAATTCTTTGAATGTTTCTGCGGGTGATTCTGCCATAATTGCTTCAATTTTATCTGCACCTTCATCTGCTGATTTTGCCAAAGCTCTTAAAATTATATCTGTAGTTAACAAGCCTTTAGAAGCAAAGTCTTTTAATTTACCTGTAGCTATACCAGTTTCGTCTGAGATCGCCTTTAATAGTTGTGGTACTTGTTCTGCTATACTTCTAAATTCATCTCCTTGTAAGCGCCCAGAACCTAAACCCTGTGCAAGCTGAGTGAATGCCGCGCTTGCTTCCGTTGCGTTTAAACCAGCTTCTTTAGCAATAGTATTGAAACCCATGAATACAGTTTCAATATCTTTTAAAGAAATGCCTAAAGGTCTTAATCTTGCAAAAATATCTGTAATGCCTTTCGTTGCCTCTACTATTGATAGATTAAATTTGTCTTGTGCTTTTCTTACTAACTCTTGCGCCCCTGCAAATTCGTTAAATTCAGAGGTCAAAACTTTCATTCTTATTTGTAAAGCCTGAAAATTAGAAGTTGTTGATATTGTCTGTTTAGCTAATAATGTAAAACCTATCCCAGCAATGGCAGTCCTTAATCCACCAAAACTTTTGTGTAACTGGTTCGTTTGTTTCTGTACACCTCTTAATGCTTTTTGCGCATTACTGGCATCAACTATAAGTTTTACATTAGCCTGTGCCACAAATTAAAAAAAGCCTTTATTATATATTACCTCTATTTGTGTTTTTGTCGTTGTTGTGCTTTCTTTTCTTGTTCAATTTTATTGTCATAATAAGCAGCCCAATATATTAACTCTTCTTCTGTAATAGAAGTTCTAAGTTCATTTATTGTTTTACCAAGTTCTGTTGCTAGGAAAAATTCAAAACTAAGCCAATTATCCCCTTTTATCCTTTTTTTGCTGTATCTATATCTAATTCAATATTAAATAAAAATAATTCAAGATCATTTAATACTTTTTCTGGTAATGATCTTTGTAGTATTGGAGCATCTGACATATCGAAAGCTTGTGAGCCATCTTCTTTTTGAGCCATTTTACAAAGTAGCTGAGTAGAAACAAGTAAAGCCTCATCTGTACCAGCTAATTGCTGTGCTTTTTGCCTGTCAAATCTTGTTATAGGAGGAAAATATAAATCTATTTTTGTTCCGTTAGGTGTCATTAACTCATACTTTCTGCGAGTAGACATTTCATCTTTGAAAGCACCAATTAATAGGTCTGCGGTTCTTTGATTTGCCATAAAAAAATGCGAAGTTTTTTACTTGATTAAATTGCGGAGGTAATAGTTCCAGTTGGTTTAAAGGTAATGCTAATTGTATTTGCATCTCCTAGAGTTGAACTTTGTTCAAAGTTTGTGATAATTCCATTAAAAGAAATTTTCTTTGTTCCACTAGAACTATCAGGGAACAATTCAAAAGAAGCTGTACCAGCGTCACCAGTGACTAAAACACCGTCAACGAAAGTTGCTGTTTCACCAGAGGCTGCATCATCGTAAAGAAGTTCGGCTGTGCCTTCTCCTTCGATCAAACCACCAGTGAACTGTTTAAAAGTATCACCTTGAGCAGTAATTTCTTGAAGATCTTTAGTAATTGACATTGACCAAGCGGTAGTGCCAAGTACAGGGTTTACAGAAGAGCCGCCATCATCAAATTTGACTTGCCCAACATCACCTTTTACTTTTGCCATAACAAATAAAAGAAAGATTTATAAATATATTAACTCTTTTCTTGTTTTTTTACAGCTTTTTTAGCTAATTCTTGTTTTTCCATGTAACGTCTACAGCGTGGATCCCAGTATTTTGGATCTCTCCTACCTTTTACAGCCTCGATAGCGTCAAGCATTTCTTCAGTAATTTCCATTAAAGATCCTCATAAATGTTAAATGTAATTCTCATCTGTGTTTGAAATTTTCCTTCAGGACTTGAAGTAACAACTTCTGCTATAGAAGGTGCGTCAAAAATTACATTAGAAACAGTAATTCTATTGTATAAGTCCCTAAGACGTTTGCAAATAGTTAAATTTGACCCTGCCCCAATATTTTCTTCAGTAAAAACATTTAAAATTACTAAACCGACAACATTATTTGTAGCCGTACTAGAATCACCCTGAGTCAGATATTCACTTTGACCAAAGCTTGTAATGCACTGTACAAAGCTATCTTCTGTTGTAGAGTCAAAGCTCATATTACTAAAAACAACAGGAATGGCGGGGCTGCTGGCTAGTTCTGTTGCTAATCTGGCCTCAATAGTTGATCTAACTGTATTCAAATCTACGGCAGCCATTAGAGAGTCCTCTTAATAATTTCGTATTGTCTCCTTGCATAAATTTCAAGTTCTTTACCGATTAGTGCTGGAAATCCAGCAACCGTGTCTTGCTTTGTTCTATATTGTTTACCCCACGAAGGTGGTAAGTTTACACCGAAACAAACAGGCTCTGCGTATGAGACATTATTAAAAACTGTACCCTCAAATTTTTTTATACTTGTTTGCCAGTTTGCTCTTAATCTTCCTGTATCAACAGGTGTTGCTAATTTTACTCTCGCTGTCCATTCAAGTGTAGTTGCTGCGACAAGAGCAGATACCGCCTCACTCATTACATCGTCTATTTGATCTAGTCTAATTTTTCTTGCCATTTTTACCTCAAAATAAGATCAAAACTAACAGCTGTGTTATTTTGTTCGTTTGTTAAAACTTGAATTATTTTAAACTCCACGCTGCTAATAACAACTCTGTCTTTCGTAGTCGGTGCAAAAGTAATATCACCAGCAGATATAGTAAGCTGTTTATCTTGTGATTCGATCAAATCATTCACTTGTGATCTTGTTACATTACTTAACACGCCTTTAATAGTTGTATCAGATGTAGATTCAGTTATTGCCCCTGTAGTTGTGTTATATGAACCTGTTGTTACCCTTCTTATAGTCACATCACCGCCAAGTTTTTTTAATGATGCACTAGCTGCTTTTTTTAATGCTTTTGCAAGACTCATAAGAAATAAGCGATAACCTGACCACTAGCAAGAGTAATGCTAGTAATAACTCCACAAACTTCTGAAGAAGCTTTCATAGTGATGCCATTAATAGTAGCCGATCCATTTTCTGTAATGTTTTCTGCAACAAAAGTAGCTTCTGCGTCTGTGAGACAATGTACCTTACCAAATCTGCCAGTATGGGCAGCTGTATCGGTAATAATGATTGCCGCTGGATATTCGTAGCCGTAGCCCATTTTCATGCCCTCTTGATTTGTAAGTTTGCTCTTCCACCTATTCTAATACCCATTAGGTAGTGGTCAACGATTGGCGGAATACGATCAATGCCCACAGCCCCATAAAATCTAGGAGTTATATCTATATTACCAATATTGACTGAAGCAAAATCTTCCAATCCGCTTAGTTCTAGTCCGTTCCTGTTGTTGTTGAGGTAAACAGCCAAAATTACTTGGGCGTGTTTTACTCTATCTGGTATTTCTGTGTCTAGGTAATAATCTGCTACTAATCTGTTTGGGAAAGATAAACCATACAAGTTGGTATATGTATCAGGTTTCCTTACTCCTGATCTAGGCCACTCTAGTGCTTGGGTATCAGATACCCTTGCCCCTAAAAACTTTTCTCTATCAATTCTTTGGGCTGCTGTAAACAATGCACGATTTTTATTATCATTGCTTGAGCCGTCCCAAGCTGCAGTGTCATCACTAAGGATTAAACCCTCAATAAATGAATTGGCGTCAGCAAGAGTTATATAGGTGTTCGCGTTAGCACCGCCAACTGTAGCATCAAGAGTTATCGCCATTTAGTTTTACCTTTTTGGGCTTTGGTTTAGTTTTTGGCTTTTCAATAGTAGGAGTGAGTGAAGCCGCTTTTAGGGCAGCTTCATTTCTCTCTCTCATACGCCTAAATGCGTACATAGCCATTAGCTTGATGCACCT